AAGGGAGCATGATCTTTAAACGTTTAAATTACCCCGTAGGGGTAATTTTGTACATAAAACGTTTAAGTTAAACGTTTAAGGTAAATGTACATTTAACTTCATTAGTACGTTTAACGTACATATGCATAATGCATTACAGCCAAACCTGCAAGGTCGTCATATCTCTATTCGATAACAGCGGAACCATGGCACTCCCATGGGCCGAGAACGGATATGAGGCATGGATCGTTGATATCCAGCATTTACCCGGCTTGGACAGAGATGAGGCCGACTTCGGATATGCACCGATCCACAGGATCGGGGCGGATATACGTGGTGGGTGGGAGATACCAGAGGATATCCAGGGCCGAGTGGCCTTTATATCGGCATTTCCACCCTGTGATCACCTAGCGGTCTCAGGAGCCCGCTGGTTCAAAGGGAAGGGACTCCGGGCACTGGAGGAGGCCATAGCCCTATTCGCCACCGCTGCGGAGGTTTGTGAGGCTTCCGGGGCTCCCTACATGATCGAGAACCCCGTATCCACCATATCCACCTACTGGCGCAAGCCTGACTACTCATTCTCTCCCCACGAGTACACAGGCTATGCCGAGGAGGATAACTTCACCAAGAAGACGTGCCTATGGACCGGGGGAGGATTCGTGATGCCTGAGCCGTACCGGAATCATCTATTGGGGGATCCGGACGATAGGATCCACAAAGCTGGTCCCGGTCCCCAGAGAAAGAACTTCCGGAGTGCTACCCCCGCAGGGTTCGCAAGGGCCGTGTATGAGGCCAATAAGGGCTAATCCTTGGATCTCCCTACCCGATCCCATTGCTGTTCTAGGTTGTGAGTCGTCCGTACCACGATCTCTGTTCGTGTCACGCTGTCCTCCAGGGCTCGTATACGGTCGATAAGCTTGACCAGAATGTCGTATTGCTCCTTCTGGGTCGAGTCCAGCTTGACCTGAATCTCCTGTACCTCCCCGTGAAGGTTGGTCATCAACCACCGGACGATGGCCCAGATAGCAGCAGCTACCCCTACAGCAGCAGCAATAGGGAATCCCATCTCAGCTATCAGAACCCCGATGCCCTGATCCATGATTTTCCCTTTGCGGCTTAAGCCGCAGTAGTTGCTGCGTATTTTACATCATTAATGATTTAACGATGAATTTGACGGATCTGTCAAGTAACTGTATGAATAGACTTGCGGCGGTGTAGCCAGATGGGGGCTACGTCGTCGTTCTCTTTGGGGGGATATCCTTGTCTAGTACCGCCACCGTGCTCCCGCAGCTAGGGAACCTTCCTGCGGAAGAGTTACGGGAAGTGCTGGATATCATGGATCGACTCGATGAGCTTCGATCCAGGAAGAAATCCAAGAACGACTTCTTGGATTTCGTGAGGAGCGTGTGGCCTGCCTTTATCGAAGGCGCGCATCACCGGATCATGGCCGAGGCGTTCGAGAGGATCGTAAACGGCGATCTCAAGCGGCTGATCATCAATATGCCGCCCCGGCACACAAAATCAGAGTTTGCTTCGTATATCCTGCCCGCTTGGTTCTTGGGCAGATATCCGGATAAGAAGGTCATTCAAACCGCCCACACAGCAGAACTGTCCGTGGGCTTCGGGAGAAAGGTCCGGAACCTTGTCGGTTCCGAAGATTTTAAAAAGGTGTTCCCCGGAGTGTCCCTTCGCTCCGACTCCAAGGCCGCAGGCCGGTGGAACACCAACCATGGCGGAGAATACTTCGCCATTGGTGTGGGTGGTGCCGTAACGGGCAAAGGTGCGGATCTGTTCATTATTGACGATCCCCACTCGGAACAAGACGCTCAACTCGGAGATACAGCAGTCTTCGACCGCGTCTACGAGTGGTACACCTCAGGCCCCCGGCAGCGTCTCCAGCCCGGAGGAGCCATCTGCTTGGTGATGACTCGGTGGTCTCAGCGCGACCTAACTGGGCATCTCGTACAAGCGATGACCGAACGGGAAGGGAGTGATGAATGGGAGGTCATAGAGTTCCCAGCCATCCTCGACTCCGGTCGCTCTACATGGCCCGAATACTGGTCCCTTGAGGAACTAGAAAAAATTCGGGCTGCGATCCCTGCTGCGAAGTGGTCGGCTCAATACCAGCAAGATCCGACCGCTGACGAAGCTGCGATCATCAAGCGCGACTGGTGGAGAAAGTGGGAGCAGGCAGATCCCCCACCCTGTGAATTCATCATCCAATCATGGGACACAGCGTTCCTGAAAACGCAACGTGCGGATTATTCCGCGTGTACCACATGGGGTGTCTTTACCCACGAATCCGGTGCAGGCGGTGAGGTGGGCACGAATATCATCCTGCTCAATGCCTTCCAGAAACGCATGGAGTTCCCAGAACTCAAGAAGCGTGCCTACGAGGAATATCAACAGTGGAAGCCAGATGCGTGCATCGTGGAGTCCAAGGCCGCGGGGACTCCATTGATCTTTGAGTTACGCGCCATGGGCATTCCGGTTTCTGAGTACAGTCCCTCTCGTGGCAACGATAAGGTGGCCCGGGTGAATGCCGTGGCGGATATGTTTTCTTCTGGCATTGTATGGGCGCCGCGCAAAAGGTTCGCAGAGGAAGTGATCGAACAGTTTGCCGGGTTCCCCGGAGCCGCGGCACATGATGACTTGGTGGACTCTTCTACCCAAGCCTTGATCCGATTCCGGCAGGGAGGGTTCCTTACTCTCAAGTCGGATGAAAACGATGAGTTCGTGCCGCGTGAAGCCGTGGCGTATTACTAGGAAGCTATATGGCAATCGAACGTCCCATGAGTCCGCTCGCGCAATCTCTCCTTGAGGAGAAGGAGTCTCCCATCGAGATCACGATTGCGGAGTCCGGTCCCGTAGGCGACGGTGCGATGATCATTGATTTCGGTGAACCGGAACTAGGCGTTCCTGATGATATTCCGTTCGACTCCAATCTCGCTGAGTACTGTGACGAGAAATGCCTGCGGCACATGGCGAGTGAACTGATCGGAAGTTTTCTTGCGGATCGTAATTCCCGGCAAGATTGGGAACGAACCTACATAAAGGGGTTGGATCAGTTAGGTCTCAAGATTCAAGATCGCACGACACCGTGGCCCGGTGCGTGCGGAGTGGTTCACCCCGTGTTGACTGAAGCGGTGGTCCGATTCCAGTCGCAGACCATCAGCGAGATCTTTCCCAATGCCGGTCCCGTAAAGACCGAGATCATTGGGAAGATGACCGAAAAGAAGGAAAAGCAAGCGATCCGTGTGAAGGAGTACATGAACTACCTGATCACGGAGGAAATGAACGAGTACCGATCCGAGACCGAGAAGATGCTCTTCAACCTGCCGTTGGCAGGAAGTGCCTTCCGAAAGGTCTACTGGGATCCAAGCATGGGCCGTCCTTGCTCAATGTTCATTCCGGCAGAAGATCTGGTGGTTTTTTCCTACGGCGCTCCCTCCTTGGAAATGGCGGAGCGCATTACTCATGTAATGAAGATGAGCAAGAACCAGATCCGAAAGTTGCAGGTGTCCGGTCTCTACTTGGATGTAGATATAAGCCAGCCCTACCCGGATCATGGAGATATCCAAGAGAAGTACGACGAACTCACAGGAGATTCACCGTCGTATGACAACGATGATCGATACACCCTCTTGGAAGTCCATGCGGACTGGGATCTAACGGGGTTCGAGGATACGAAGGACGGGGAGCCTACTGAGATTGCGCTTCCCTACGTCGTCCAGCACTTTGTCCACTACGAATACCTGCCGGGGTTTGGTTTCTATGGCTTCGGCTTGATTCACTTGATCGGAGGGATCGCAAAATCAGCAACCTCACTTCTACGACAGCTTGTCGATGCGGGAACTCTCTCGAACCTACCGGGCGGCCTGAAGGCCCGGGGACTCCGAATCAAGGGGGACGACTCTCCGATCATGCCGGGAGAGTTTCGCGATGTAGATGTTCCCGGCGGAGCGATCAGCGACAACATTACCTTCCTACCGTACAAGGAACCCTCCAACGTATTGCACCAGTTGTTGCAGAACATCGTGGAGGAGGGGAGGAGATTTGCGTCGATCACCGATATGAAGGTGGCGGACATGAATCAGAACGCTCCAGTTGGGACAACGCTGGCGATTATCGAGCGTTCCATGAAGGTGATGAATGCAATTCAAGCACGCATTCATTACTCAATGAAGAAGGAATTCAAGATCCTATCGGGGATCATTCGTGACTACCTTCCCGAAGATTACGAGTGGGAGGTAGACGGAACGGAAGTAGTCAAGGCGGAGGACTTCGATGATAAGATCGATGTGGTCCCGGTTAGCGATCCGAATTCCTCTACCATGGCCCAGCGGATTATGCAGTACCAAGCGGCTCTCCAGTTGGCAAGTACCGCTCCCCAGCTATACGAACTCTCGCTTCTGCATCGGCAGATGTTGCAGGTTCTGGGAATTCCTGACGCGGACGAGATAGTTCCCACAGAGGACGACATCAAGGCGTTGGATCCGGTATCGGAGAACATGAACATATTGACTGGAGATCCGGTGAAGGCGTACCTCTGGCAGGATCACGAGGCACACATTCAGGTTCATATGTCGGCTGCGGAAGATCCCAAGATCATCGAGATGATCGAACGCTCTCCGAAGGCAAAGGCCATCGAGGGAGAACTTTCTTCCCATGTCATGGAACACTTGGCATTCCTTTACCGAGGAAAGATCGAACAGGAACTGGGCGTACAGCTTCCGCCTCCGGACGAACCGCTGCCCAAGGACATCGAGGTTCGCCTCTCCGGGCTCGTTGCCGAGGCAGCCGCAAGGTTGCTTGGACGAGACGTTGCGGAAGCGGAACTAGAAGAGCAGATGGAGAAGATGAAGGATCCGGTCATTCAGCAGCAGGAGCGCGAACTCGAACTCAAGAAGGCTCAGATCGATGAGCGATCCAAGGCGGATGCCGCCAAGATCGCCGCAGATCTGGAGAAGGCCAAGATGAGGAATGCCATCGAGAGGGAGCGCATTGCAGCCAACAAGGAGACAGCCACCCTGAAGTCCGTACTGGAACTCACGAGTGATATCTCCAAGTTGGACGTGACTTCCCAGATGGAAGAGAAAAAGCTCAGTGCGAAGGAGCGTGATCGGACGGCCAAGGATGCCGCCGAAGGCGCACGCACAGCAACTAAGATCGCTGAGGTCGCCATCAAGGCCGCACGAGATTTATCCAAGGAGTAGTTCGTGGCAATGAGTTGGAGCGAAGCCTACCGCAAGGCGCTTCGCGACATTATGAACAACAAAACAGACGACCTAGCAGTCGGCTCCGCTCAGGACTTTGCGGACTACCGATACCGGGTCGGGATAATTGAAGGACTCGCCTTGGCAGAGAGGGAGTTCCTCGACATCATGGAACGAATCGAAAGGTCTGAAGATGCCTAGAATAAAACAACGAACCGCCGAAGAGAGAGCGACCAAATGGTTGAAGAATAACCAAAAGCGCATTAAGGCCGCGGAGTCTCGCCAAGAGAGCGGTGAGTACGGGGTAGTTGGGGTAAGCATCAAGAAGGATCGGGATAGTGGTGTCCTAGCCGATGCAAAGAAGTACCGGGCGATGCTTTCCGATACTCCTGCTAAGACTACTCCTGCTAAGACTACTCCTGCCAAGGCTACCACTGTTAAGACTCCTGCTAAGACCACTCCTGCCAAGGCCAACGGTAAGAAGACCAACGGTAAGACTGAATCTTTCAATACTTGGTTTGGCCGACAGTACAAGGAAAAAGGCGAGGGCGCGAAGGCTGATTGGACCGATCCCAAGACGGGCAAGACGAGAAGTATTCTCTTGACCCATGACAAGTCTAAGCTCAAGCCCGATACCAAGTCCGATACCAAGGGATCCAGTGCTTGGACTGCTATAGGAGAGTCCATCAGCGGTGCGCTGAAGAAGACTCCCGCGGCAACGAAGAAGATTGCTGCGAAGCATCGGACCTCTGGTCCGGGCCCCAGTACTTCGCCGACGACGAAGCGAGGGGCAAGGCCCCGTTCTCGTATGCGTAAGGAAATGCGGGATGCAAAGAGTCTTGAGTCTGCCAAGAATATAAGTGCATTACAGAAGGAAACTGAGGCAGCGCGATTGGCCGCAGAGAAAGCTGCGGCAGCGAAGAAGGCCGCCGCAGCTAAGCCTGCGACCGCACCTAAGACAGAGGAAGATAAGCCATTCTTCAGCAGGAGACTGTTTGGTAACAAAGGGGGTGGCTCCGTTAAGAAATCTGGATATGCACACGGCGGCAAGGTTCGCGGTGTCGGCATCGCAAAGCGCGGCCACGGTCGAGGACGTATCGTTTAATTTTCGCCCGTAGTGGGCGCATGGGAACGGTGGCCCCTTTAAGTCACTGCAATAACGAGGAAAGACATGGCGCAAGCCGCAGTCGCAGAAGATCACGATCAGGAGGATTACAGGGAGATTCTGAAATCTGTTGGAGAGAAACTTCCCGACCCGAGGGGTTGGAAGATTCTCATTGCTCTTCCAAAGGCGGAGATCAAGACAGAGGCAGGGATCTACAAGCCCGAAGAGGTGCTTCAGTATGAAACGGTCGGCAGTATTGTCGGCCTCGTTCTGAAGGTGGGAGATCTCGCCTACAAGGACCGCAAGAAGTTTCCTACTGGAGCATGGTGTTTTCCCGGTGAGTACATCCTGATGCGTTCGTACAGTGGTACGCGCATCAGCGTTCGCGGGCAGGAATTCAGACTGATCAACGACGATACGGTTGAAGCTGTCGTGTCTGACCCGAGAGGCGTGGTTAAAGTCGTATGAGTGAACAAGAAGAACTCGTATCAAATCCGCTTGGATCGGAGGGGGAACCCTCCGCAACAGCCTTTGAGTTCAGGGAAGAGGTTCCTGACTTGGAGGTTGAGGTCATCGATGATCGTCCGGAGGGGGACAGGGTTTCTCCCCGGCAAGGGACAGATAGCGATCACGACGAAGAGCTACAGAACGTCAGTAAGTCCGTTCAGAAGCGCATCAACAAACTTAGGTATGAATTCCATGAGGAACGCAGGAAGCGTGAGCAAGGCGAAAGGCTTCAGAATGAAGCTGTCGGCTACGCCAAGAGCGTCCATAATGAAAATCAACAGCTTAGGCAGCTACTGAATCACGGAGAGAAACTTTTAATTGATGAAGTAAAGGCCCGTGCAAACTCTGACATCGAGTCAGCCAAGGGCACTTACAGAAAGGCACTAGAGGAGGGGGACTCCGAAGCCATCGTGCAGGCGCAAGAAGCAATGAACGTTGCTTCCTACGATGCAAAGAAGGCAGAGGAATATGCCCCGGTAACGGCTCCTGAAAGCGCAATCCGTCCGCCCCAGAGACAACCAGCACAAAGGGCGCAACCTGATCCGAAGGCGGCTAGCTGGGCTCAAAAGAATTCTTGGTTCAATAACGACCGAGAGATGACTTCTTTTGCATACGGTGTCCATGACACCTTGGTAGGTCAAGAGGGACTGAATCCCTCATCCGACGCTTATTACCGTCGCATTGATGAAAAGATGAGAGAAAGATTTCCTGAAAAATTTGAGGGGACGGTCGAAGCGGAAGTACCGCAAGTCGATAGCCGTCGAAAGGGATCCCCTCGAAGACCCCCGGCTGTGGTGGCACCTTCTACCCGTAGTAATGGTGCAGCCCCCCGCAAAGTCCAACTGACGGCCACCCAAGTACGCCTCGCGAAACGGCTTGGAGTTTCCCCTGAGCAGTATGCTCGGCAAGTCCTAGAACTGGAGAAAGCCAATGGCTGATATCGAAGAGACCCAAAAGGTCTCTAACATCGAAGATGTCGAAGCAATCGAGGAACAGGACTCGCGCACACCGAGGAGTCTCGATTGTCGAGACACCTCAACTAGAGACGAACCATGGTCTCCCGCTACGCTCCTTCCGACACCCGCTCCTGAAAAGGGTTGGGTATTTCGGTGGGTTCGCGTATCGATGCGAGGTGAGGCGGATAACCGCAACATTTCGCAGAAACTGCGAGAAGGCTGGGTTCCCTGCAAACTTGAAGACTACCCGGAGCTACAGGTATTTCCCGATGTCGATAATCGATTCGAGGGGAATATGGTTGTGGGTGGTTTGATGCTTTGCAAGAACTCAGAGGAGCGAATGATTGCAAAGCGCAAGTACTTCGCCGATCAGGCCGACAAGCAGATGGAAGCCGTGGATAGTAGCTATATGCGTGAGAGTGACGCGAGAATGCCTTTGCTCCCTTCGGAGCGGAAGACTCGTGTCACGTTTGGCGACGGCTCTTAGGGGAAGGTCTCCTATTCAGGTCGTCGCCTGAATAAAATTGGAGAATTTAAAATGGCTATTTATGGGGGGCTTCGTCCCTATATTGGCGGGCTAAATTCTGGTGAACCTATCATCCAAGGCTTCAAGATTGCTAGTGCCGAAGGTGATGACCTGTTTCAGGGTGATACGATCCAGATGGAAGCCGCAGGTTCTGTTACGGTAAACAATGCCGATGCAGCCGTGAACATTGTAGGTGTTCTTTCCGGTGTGGAATACACCAACTCTGATGGGGAACGTGTTTATACAAACAAGTACAATGTTGACATCACAAGAGATGACAGCATTGCCTATGTTTATACGAGTCTGTTCCAAGAATATATCATTAGAGTTACGGACGGTGCTGGCGCGAATGCGACCATCACTCAGGCAGACATTGGTGCAAGTGCTGACTTTGACACCACCAATGCAGGCAATGCGACAACCGGCAATAGTGGTATCACGATGGAAAATGATACGCTTGCCGTCACTGCCCGTGTGAGAATTGTTGGGGTTAGCAATGAGAACGGCAGTAATCCGCTTATGGAGGCTGCCGCCACAACGTACACCCATGCAATTGTTCAGCTTGATCCCGCAACACTTCAACTTCTTAACGCTGGACTAGCGTAGGGATAGGAGGTAAATAGATCATGGCGATTTCACGATCACAAATGATGAAGGAACTCCTTCCCGGGCTTAATGCCCTGTTTGGGTTGGAGTACGAACAATACGAGGACGAGACTTCGGAGATTTACGAAACTGAATCTTCGGAGCGGGCCTTTGAGGAAGAAGTGCAGCTTTCTGGCTTCGGACAGGCCCCTGTAAAGACTGAAGGGTCGGCTATCGCTTACGATACCGCCCAAGAGGCTTTCACTGCTCGTTACAACCATGAGACGATTGCGATGGGCTTCTCCGTTACCGAAGAAGCCATTGAGGACAACCTCTACGATTCGCTTTCGGCTCGCTACACAAAGGCCCTCGCAAGGGGCATGGCATACACCAAGAACGTAAAGGGTGCTTTCCCGTTGGTTAATGGGTTCAGCACTGCTTTCTCCAGTGGAGATGGGGTTGCACTGTTTAGTGACTCGCACCCCCTCGTTAGTGGTGGAACCAACAGCAATGTCCCGGGTACGATGAGCGATCTCAATGAGACCTCTCTCGAACAAGCGGTCATTGACATCGCGGCGTTTACGGATCAGCGAGGACTGCTCATTGCAGCACGTCCTCGTAAGCTGATCATTGCGCCAAATAATATGTTTGTTGCCACTCGTGTTCTCGACTCGGAACTCCGGGCCGGGACCGCAGACAACGACATCAATGCCCTGCGGACCAATGGTACGATCCCTGATGGATGGCGTGTTAATCACTTCATCACCAGCACGGACGATTGGTTCCTTATTACCGATGTCCCGAATGGCATGAAGCACTTTACCCGTGCTGCACTGACCACTTCGATGGACGGAGACTTCGATACCGGAAATGTCCGGTACAAGGCTCGGGAACGCTATAGCTTCGGCGCTAGCGATCCTCTCGGTATTTACGGGAGTAGTGGAGCCGCGTAGGTTCGCGGTTTCATAGATGGGGGAGCCGGTGTATCTAGAGGGAGCGCCGGTTCCCCTTTCTGTTTTTCACCAAACCTGACAGACTTAAACGACAGCACGCGGACTGTCAGGCTTAGATGCGTGCATCGAGGTATACAAAATGGGCGTAACAACCTTTAGTGGGCCGGTTAAGACTGGCACTATTTCAAATACGACAGGAACTACTCTTGGAACTAACGTTGCCAATATTGGTTCTGTTCTTATGACGCAATCTATTGGAATCACGGAAATTACCGGCGAGACTGAATCTACTATTGTAATTCCCGCAAATAGTCAGATTGTGAACATTATTGTTTTAGTTACTACCGCTTGGGATGGCGGAACAAATACGTTGGATATTGGAGATAGTTCAGACGAGGATATGTTCGTAGATGGCCTTTCCGTAAGTTCTATCGGTGGGCCAACTTCTTGCTCGGCGGATACTGCAACTATCGCCAACTGGCGCGATGTCGGAACGACAGACGTAAGAATTTCTTATACTTCGATAGCTGCTGGCAGTGGAGTTGGAGTTCTGACTGTTGAGTACATCCAGAACAACAACCTGTCGTAATACCACTGGGGGCACCTTCGGGTGCCCCCTTTCTTTTACCGCGCATTAAGCGAGGATTATTATGGGACCGATTCAGTCCGTACACATAACATCGGCAACCACAACGCAGGTCACTACTCAAAGGACTAAGTTTCTTGGTTGCGATCTAGTCCGAAGTGCTAGTGGTGTAAATACGGTTGCAGTTAGGAATGGGACTAGCGGATCTTCTACTGTCCTATTTACCCTTACGACCAGCGGCGGGAGCGCGAGAGCGAAGTTTATTTTACCTTCTGGTACTTACATTCTATGCGAGGATGGGCTTCATATCACAACTACCGGCAGTCAAATCGTTGGTATTACAGCGATCTACCAGACGTGATATGGGGATTCAGTCGATGACATTTTGGTCAACATTAACCATCTTCGCATCGGCTGTTGGTGGAGTTTTAATTCTCCTATTCACCCATATTGGTGAGCCGAAGCACGCTGCTGCTGCTGACGAAAGAGATGTCAGCGAAATTCAGATCCGCGTAGAGCGTGTCGTTACAGAAGTGGCAAGGAACAAAGAGATCCTTGACGAGGTAAAGATAGAAGTGAGGGAGATTCGCGTTGAGCAGAGGGCTTATACGGAAACCATCCTCAGTGCCATTCGAGAGATGAATTGATGCCTGCGAAGAAGAACTGGATTCAGGACGCAATCAAGAAACCCGGCGCACTTCGTAAGGAACTTGGCGTTAAGAAGGGGAAGAAGATTCCCGCCAAGATGCTGGCAACTGCTGCTAAGAAGTCCGGAAAGACGGGCCAGCGAGCGCGTTTGGCTAAGACCCTCGGGAAGATGCGAAGGAAGTAGCCATGGGCAATGGCAACGGAGGGGGCTGGGGGGATTATCTCAATATGGCGAAAAGCATTTTCTCGCTTGACGAAGAGAGCCCGTACCTTCCCGAATCATTGACTGCTACCCGGGATTACATGGAGAAATCCCTCCTTGAGGGAGGAGAAATGTACGGTGATACCGCTTCCCCTGAAGCGGATAGGTTTCGTCACGTAATGGGTATGAGAAGATCTGCCATGGATCCAAATGTAGGGGCGAATGCCGCATGGTTTGGCGGTCTCGGCCATGAATTAAATAACTTGAGGAAGTCGATCCTTGGTGGTGACATCAGTCAATTAGGTTCTCCGGCCAAGCGACTTGGACTCATGCAGATTCTCCAGAATTCCGCTGATGATGTTGTGAATAACTTTATCGGGATTCTTTCTTCATATACCAATCCGGAAGAACTTACCGATGATCAACTTCAGGAAATTCTAAGTTGGGCTCGCTTGCCGAGAGATTTACGCAGGCCAGACGAGAGTGCTGTTATGATTCAAAATGAAGTAAACGGGAAGCCGGGAAGGCAGTAGATGGCTGTTAACGCTGCAACAGATTTCCTACCCGATGTAGGCGAGATCGTAGAGGAAGCCTACGAGCGTGCCGGTCTGGAGATGCAGTCCGGGTACGATCTCCGTACCGCACGGCGCTCTCTCGACCTGATGATGCTCGAATGGCAGAACCGGGGTATCAACCTCTGGACGGTCGAGGAGCTTACCTACGACTCGGCGGGAGACGGAACTGGTACGGAACCATTGGTTGAAGGGACGGCTACGTACACTCTTCGTAGTGGAACGCTTGCAGTTCTTGAGGTTCTCCTCCGAGAGAACGATGGAAATACCGCGACTCAGGTTGATTATGAAATGGGTCGCATCTCTAGGGATACCTATGCGGGTATTCCAAACAAACTTACGCAGGCGAAGCCTGTACAGGTTTACATAAATCGTCTTCAGGGAAGCACCACGATCAGTGTGTGGCCCGTTCCTGAAAGCTCGTCCAAGTACAAGATTATCTATTACCGGATCAGGCGCATGACGGATACAGGACCGGGAGGCACATACGATGCCGACGTTCCTGATCGGTTCTGGCCCGCTCTGGTTGCCGGTCTTGCGTACAACATTGCTCTCAAGCGGCCCGAGTCCGCAGATAGAGTCCAGCTACTCAAGCAGGCTTATGAAGAACAGTTCGCCTTTGCTGCCGACGAAGACAGGGAGAAGGCTCCGATCAGGTTCTACCCGGGCGGATACACTTTCACATGAGCGCCTACGCAGTAGGCAAGAAGGCCATTGGAGACTGTGATCGATGTGGTTTCCAGTACCCGCTACATGAACTCAGGAAAGAGACAGTCAATGAGTTCCAGATCAACCTCAAGGTCTGTCCTCAATGCTGGGATCCTGACCAGCCTCAGAATCTGCTTGGGAGATTTCCCATCACAGATGCTCAGGCTCTCAGGGATCCTCGTCCTGATCAGGGCGCAGCAGAAAGCCGTAGCCTTTCTGCATTTGACCCCGTTCGAGGAATGGAACTCAGAGGATCAGTAGGAAACCCTCACGGAGAAGTGAGCTAGGAGAAATTTATGCCGAAGGTTGGAAAGAAACACTTTGCCTACACGCCCGCTGGAAAAGAGGCGGCTGCCGCCGAAGCGAGTGCAACTGGCGTGAAAGTCGAGCGTGGCTATGCGAAGGGAAGCTCTGTAAAGGGATCTAAGAAGAAGAGTAAGAAACGTGCCACTACCAGTAAGGTACGAAAGGTGACAGGTCGGAGGGAGTTATCTCCGGAGGACAAAATCCTTGGTGTTCCCAAATATGTAACGCATATCGGAAAAAAGATCGGTGAGAAAGTTGAGAGAGGAATCAAGGGGGCGGGCAAGACGCTGAAGTCTGAAAGCAAGAAGACAAAGAAGACCTTAAAGAAGGTAGAGTCGAAGACGAAGAAAGATCTCAAGAAGTCTGGGAAGGTCTTAGAGGAAAGCCTCCGTTCTGGCCTAAAGAAGTCTTTTAGTAAGGGTGGCTCCGTCAAGGCACCCAAGGGATATGTCGTCGCAAGAGGAAGCGGCGCTGCGCGCCCGCAGTACTTCAAGGTTAATACCTAAAAGTGTCCTTTACGCTGACCGCGCTCAAGGAAGCCATCAACGAATACACCCAGAACACCAACTGGGGCAGTGCCACGGGAGATGGCACGGGGCAGATCAATGCCATCATTCGTCAGGCCGAAGAGCGGATCAACTACGTCGTCCAGATCGCCAACTACAATACGAAGTCCACCACGGGCGATCTCGCTGTATCCGGAACTTCGGTCACGGTTGACGATTCCGTAACGGGCCCCATTGCCCCGATCTATTTCAGGATCCGGGCTGGTGCGGACGTAGCGGGCAATGCATGGTCTTATCTTCTCCTGAAGGATTACAACTTCCTTCAGGAGTATGCCCCCGTAGATAGTGCGACGGGGACACCGAAGTACTATGCGTTTTACAATGACGCTCAGGCTTCTCCGCCATTGAACACTGGAACCTTTGCGTTTGCTCCGATTGCGAGCGGTGCGTTCGATTACGAGATTCTCTACTTCTTTGAGCCCGATTCGTTGATCACGGCAGATGCAAGCTCCACTACTAGAACCTGCACGCTTGACGAAACGATTACCGTTCAGCTTGATTCCGGAACTACCGCTGGTATTGCGATTGGTTCTTCGGTGACAGGAACGGGAATTGCATCCGGTACGACAGTGGCAGGGATTGGGTCTACAGCTACGACTCGTACTTGTACGACGGCTACAAACACGACGCTCGAACTTACATCTGGATCGACCGCAGGTCTGAGCTTTGGGGATCCGATAAGCGGAACAAACATTACCGCGGGCACGACGATAGCGGGAATTACGGATACCGATACGCTCACCATGTCTGCCGTGGGTGAGGGCGCTGGCTCTGCGGAGATCACCTTCGGTGCCGAGGCGGTAACCCTTTCAGAGGTTGCGACAGCCAGCAGTTCAGGTACTGAACTGACATTCGGCAACAATCTTACGTGGCTCAGTACCCATGCCACCAATGCATTGCTCTATGCCTGCTTGGTGGAGGCGTACACCTTCCTGAAGGGTGAGGCCGACTTGATGCAGCTTTACGATGCCAAGTTCAAGGAAGCTCTCCAAACGCTCGTTATGACGGAGCAGGGGAATTATCGAACTGGCTTCCGGACTCGCCAGAAGGCTGCGTAATGGCTGTCATTGCTGGCCTGACGAATTCGTTCAAGGAGCAACTCCTAGAGGGAGTTCACGACCTCAGTACAGACACGATGAAGATCGCGCTCTACACCGAGGATGCGGACATTACCCCGGCGACAACGGTGTACTCAGCCACCAATGAAGTAAGCAGTGCAGCGAGTACCGTAACTAGAACTTGTACATGGGATGCCTTGGCTGGATTGGTAAGCGTTGTTTTACCCGAGGTGACATCAGGGATTACCGTGGGTACGTCCGTGAGTGGTAATCCAGAAATCGTTGCGGGAACGACCGTAAAGACGCTTACTAATTCATCTGACATTGAGCTTTCAACAGCAGTGGTGGGGAGCGGGACTGGCGTAGAACTTACTTTTGGAGATTACATTGCTGGTGGAAATATACTTGTAAGCAATGGAATTTCCCAAAGTGGCAGTACGTTTTTCATCGACTTCGTAGATACGGTGTGGTTGAGCGCATCGTTCGAGACTCGTGGTGCCTTGATCTACAACTCGACGCAGAGCAACAAGTCGATTGCCGTCTTGGATTTTGGATTGGCAATTTCGCCGTCTGCCTCAACCTTTACCGTCAAGTTCCCAACCGCTGACGTGAATGATGCGATCATAAGGATCAAGTAAAAGATGCCCTCAAGTTACTCAACAGGAACTGGATTCGAGCTTATCCCTACCGGCGCACAGGCTGGTACGTGGGGGGATTCGACCAATAATAATCTCAAGAAGGTTGACCAGTGCCTGACGCAGTATTCCGAGGTTGCAGTTGATGATGACTATTCTGGGTGGAATAGTGGTACGGCCATAGACAGCGTTACTGGTACGTTGACATGGACCCTTGATGATAGTTCGGAAGCTCTTGCTTCCGGTAGTGAGGCACGCGCACCGTTCGTTAAGTTCTCGGTTGGCACTGGAGCTAATCCACCAGCGGCAAATTTCAACGTCCGAATTCAGGGTGAGACGCAGACCTACCCCCCGCGTTTCTTCTGGGCCCTAAACGGTACATCGGTAGCGCGGATACTGTTGCGAAATGCTTCGAGTTACAGCCGGGTGATGTAGTCCCGTTGGTTACCTACATCGACTCCACGCCAGCCAATAGTTACGTTTGGCCCGCGACCAGTATGCTTAATTGCAATGGCCTCCGTCTCGTTCCGAGAAGTAAGGGTCAACTAAGCGGAACTGCTCCTGAGTTCGTTCTTGATGCGGACTCGGACTCAAATTATTTCGGAGCGAATACAGTCGCCATTGGTAAGGATGCTGGCAAACCTGCCGTTGGAACAACGACGCAGATACAGGATGTGTTCATTGGTTCCCTTGCCGGTGATAGTGTAGCCGGTGCAGTGAACAGCGTGTTTATCGGGTACCGAGCAGGGGCGACAATAACGTCCGCGGACAATAATGTTTTCGTTGGTTCGCAGGCGGGCGATAGTTGCACGGGTACTGGAAATGTAGGAATTGGATTCAGGGCTTGTAACGGCTTTATCGAGGGAGACTATAACACGGCAATTGGCTTTTATGCTGGCTCTGGCGTTTCGACCCAAAGTAAGAATATACTTATCGGCTATGATGTCGGCTCTAGCGATGTTGAGGAAGACAGTATCCTAATCATTGACTATGAGAACCATAACAATGACAAAAGCACCCTGCAGTTTATATACGGGGACATGGCGAACGATAAACTTCATGTCAACTCTGATCATACGTCCAATAATGTACTAACGGTCAACAATACAAATGCAACTTATACGGGCAATGCTCTTCATTTAACGACCACGGATGCCGCTGATGCCGGGTTTAATTTCATTAAGGCAGATGCCAATACGGTAAACCAATTCAGGGTTAATGGTGCGGGTACGATCTATGCACAGAATACTACCGTTCAAGCCGCTGACTATGCGGATATGTTCGAGTGGTCCGATGGCAATCCCGAAGCAGAGGATCGTATCGGCCTGACAGTTGTGGTGGATGGGGGCTTATCTGGTGGGGTTCGTCCCGCAACGAGCAGCGATGATCCCGAAGATGTCGTTGGTGCCGTGAGCGGCACCGCCTGCATGATCGGCAATGCGGCGTGGGCCCATTGGGATAACAAGTTCCTCAAGGATGGCTTCGGTCGCGTCGTAACCCACACTGTAGACGAGAAGCCCACGGCAACGATCAATCCCGACTTTGAAGAAAGCCGGGAGTACATCCCCCGAATGGCCCGATCTGACTGGGCGGTCATTGGAATGACAGGAAGAATCCACATCCGAAAGGGTGCGCCGGTTCATCCGTCATGGCGAAAGCTACGGGACGTGTCTGCTGTTACCGAGGAGTGGCTGGTGCGGTAATGCTCAGGAAGCTCAACCTCAAGGCCGGAATCGATAGAGAGGGAACGGGATACTCCGCAGAGGGGGGTTGGTACAACTGCGACAAGGTTCGATTCCGCAAGGGGCGAGCCGAAAAGATCGGTGGCTGGATAGAGCGTTCTGCTAGTACCGTCTTTGGCGTATGCCGTTCACTCCATAACTGGTCAAGTCTTCTCAAGAATAACTACTTGGGGATCTGCACTAACTCCCGCATCTACGTTGAGCTTGGCGGGGATATCTATGACATCACCCCTTCGTATGAATATGGACTTTCGTATCTAACTACTGGGATAACGACTTCTGGTGTAACGGTCTCTATTACCAATGGGGACGTTGTTGCAAAGGGATGGATAATCGGAGATGTCGGAAGGATTTCTTCTCCGGTTGTCTCCAATGCAGATGGGGGTGTATCTGGAGCGGACGATGTAGGTGGTCCGTTTGAGTACGTGTATGTATCTGGAACGAATGCCGGGGCGGACCCCGATACCCTAACCGTCACTCGTGGCTACTTGGATTCTACGGAGCAAAAGCACAGTTACAACTCCACGACTGCCAAGGGACCAACCATTGAGAGGATCCCCAAGGCAGAGGTCAGGAGCGCCCCCACTACGGCGAGTCTCGGTGGCCCCATTGGTCTAGTGAATGGTTCGGCCACCGTCCTGATCCGTCAGGAAGATCATGGCTGCATCTCAGGTGATTACGTCACCTTCTTGCAGTTGGGTGCTGCGGTTAGCGATGGAACAGTGGACGATGATGACTTCCTGACAACCGATGGATTCCGGGTAGGCCGAAGCCTCGATGACGATAACTACGAGATAGAGATCGGGGATTCCGGAGCGTCCACTATCACATCTAATTTGAGTACATCTATAACAGTATCCACAAGCCCTATCGTTGTGACGAGTTCGGTTTTTAGTGGCACTAACTTTTATGTAAAGATTGAAGATGAGTACATAAAGATTGCAAGCGTTAGTGGCGCTAGTCTTACTGTAAGCGCGAGGGGCGAGTTTGGTTCCGTTGCCGCCCCCCATACTGTTGTACCGGGTGCCACTATAAGCGTTGATAAGGTTGACTTCGTTGCTGCCGGACTCACCTACATCCTTCACGATATCAACTCCGGTATCGTGAGTTACTTGGGGGCATCCGGGTGGGGCGCTGGAGGATGGGGTGCTGATGGCTGGGGAGATACCGCGACAACGACCGATGCGATTCGCATCTGGTCTATCGACAACTACGGGGAGGACTTGGTTCTGTGCCCAAGAGATGGAACACCGTATTACTGGGATATCTCGCAGAAGATAACGGAAGGTATCCCAAACAGAAGTCCCTCCACAGCGGGAGCGCAGATAAACCTTAATGTTGCGTTCGCGCAGGCGATGCCGCTGAATACAATCGGTTCTCACTTCGATCCGGACTATTCGATCACAGACTCCACGGATGCGGTAAGTGCGGCACCTACTAAGGTTCGGCAGATAATGGTTTATCCAAATAGCAGGCAGGTTGTTGCGTTCGGGTGTTCCGACTATGGCGGAATATTCAATCCGATGATGGTCCGTTGGTCATCTGATCTCTACCCGGGATCTTGGGATCACTTGGATACGCATCGACCCGGCATTTCCGGGTACCAGATTCTCTCCACTGGATCAGAAATAATTGGCGCTTGCCGTTCCAAGATGGAGGTCTTGATCTGGACGGACGCTGCCATCTACAAGATGGATTGGCTTGGTCCCGAGAGCGAGTACGGAGTCTTTAGATTTTCGGAACTGGCGAGCAATATCTCGATCATGGGGCCTCTGGCCTACGTGGCTTCGGCGGATTCCATCTACTGGATGGGCGACCGGAACTTCTACGTTTACAACGGAACCATCTCCGCGATTCCGTGCAGCGTATTGAACTATGTCTTTGGAGACCTGAACTACTCGCAGCGTGAGGTGATCTTCTCGGCGAGCAATAATGAATTTAACGAGATTACATTCTTCTATCCGTCCGGGGAATCACTAGAGCCTGATCGGTACGTAACCTATAACTACTCAGAGGATCTATGGACTATTGGAACCATGGAGAGAACAGCATGGAGTGATTCGGGGTTGAGGGAGAAGCCGCAGGCGGCTGCAATTTATAGCTCTGACGACAATACATCCAAGATTTACGAGCAGGAGACTGGCTGGGAAGAGGTAGATACTGCGATGACATCGTTCATCGAGTCTGGGTATTTCGATCTCGACGACGGTGATCACTTCTCATTCATCTCAAGAATCATTCCCGATGTACTGTTCCTAGATGGAAACGACTTGACCATCCAGATCAAAAAGAAGGATTTCCCAAATGATGCCGAAGATTCCTCACCGTCCTCATCGGCCATCACGGATACAACCACGCAAGACTACGTTCGCGTTCGAGGTAGGCAGATTGCGGTGAGGTTTGAATCCACCGGAACGAACGTGGGATGGAGATTGGGTGACACGAGACTAGACATCAGGCCAGACGGAAGGCGGTAGGAATGCCGATCTCTCCGCGCCTATCTAGGGCCGTTGGTCATTACGATCCCAATAATGAATCAGAGTTCAGGGGGGATGTCGATAGGTCGATCAAGAGCCTTGAGAATCAGATTGCCTTACTGAGAGGCGCTCGTTCCAATGAGTTCGCTAAGTCTGCTCTTAGGGAGAACTCAATCATCTCCGATGGGGATATCAAATCATACCCCGAAGATTTCCCGGCTTACTTCTCAGGAAATCAGGCCATTAGCTACGGCCAGATGACGTTCCCTGAGAACTTGACATGGTACGACCTTACGGATGGTTATGGGAATTTAGTATCAAGCAACTTTTCAGAGGACGCCTCTACAGGGGAAATAGAATACACCGGGAATGTTACTGGAAAATTCTTGTTCCAGTACGGAGGCAGTTTTGAGACGAAATGTTACGCAAGGTATTATTTTCTCTACCTAAGGTTGGCGAAGGATACGGGCGGTGGATTTAGCGCAGTTTCTGGTTCCGCAATAGGCGAGAACGCTTACGGAAATTTCGTTACCGGAGGTTATATCTATCGGTTTCCCCGAATGTCGGGTGCTACGATTGTAGAGCTAGATGCTGGAGATAAAATTAAAGTCCAGTACGGAATCGATGTTCTAGGTGTGGCTGTGACTTTTGCGTACCTCGGGACTCAAGCGGATGGAGTTAACTTGGCTATCTCAAGTTTGGTTAGTGGGTAATGGCTTATACGGCTAAAGACATACTCGTTATGGAAAAGTCGTTATCAGATACAGTCCTTCTGGATATGAAAGACGAGACAAATCTGACTGAATCCCAGAGATTGAAACTTCTGGGTATACGGGAAATTCTAGGTGGACTAACGGTCACGCTGGACGACGAACTAGATGCCATGCTTGTAGCCCTAGAGGAGATAAGGGATCGATGATGTCTTTGGGGACAATATAGAATGGCTGAGTTCCTTCGGATACTGGGAAACAAAGCCCTTACTACTTCATATACGGATATCTATGTTGTCGCCGACTTGATTGGTCCGGACAATGCCACTGGTCCCATTCCGCAAGCGGTGATCGGGTCGATCATCCTTTGCGAAACGGGAACTGCTGCGTCAAATGTAGACATACGTGTTGTACCGAAGGGCATTACAGGTGGAGATATCACCGATATCTATAATATCTTTGACACCTTTGCTCTGTCATCAAATCAAACGAAAATCATTTCGCCCGGAATCACGCTTTCTACTGGAGATAAGATTGAGGCAAAGGCAGATCCGGCAGCCGTGAATATCTTTATCTTTGGCTCGGAGTTGACATAAACATGGAATACGTTGTTAAACAAAATGAAACCATAATGGACATTGCCAGCAAGACTGGCGCTGATCCGCAGCAGATCGCTGCTGTCAATTATCTGTCCGAAGACAATCCCATTCGTGCAGGGGATCGCTTGGAGATCCCTGTTGAGCCGACAGGTCCGGAGAGACCTGCGGCTGCCCCGACTGGTATGAACTTGGGGCCGCCTCCGGCTCCATTGAATCTAGGGGCTCCGCCTCAGTTCCAAGAGGGTGGTCCGGTTCACGAACCTGTGCAGCGTCCGCAGCGACCCGATAGGCGGAAGCTGCCCTTCATGGGTTCGGGTCTTCCCGATACTGGAATGAGGGATAAGAGCCTCATTCAAAGTGCCCCGCGTCCCAGTACAAAGAGGATGCCCTCTCAGGCTCTTCAGTCTCAGCGTGGCGCAGCAAAGCGAATGAGGAAGATCTACGGAAAGGGTGGAGGGGGTGGACCGTTCCGCCCGAAGGGCGGTATTGCGTCCATGATGAAGCCCCCGGGAATGCAGGGTGCCATGGGTCGTCCCCAGCCGGGTGGTCGTCCCGGTGGTCCCGGTGGTCCGGGTGGTATAGGTGGTCCCGGTGGTCACGGCGGGGGAAAGAAGCCCATGGCCCCGGGTGTTGGTGGGCAATGGATGGAGTCTTTCCTGAACCGTAGGCAATTCCGAGGGGGAGGCCCCGTTTCTCCGGGTGGTGGTGGTGGAGTTGCTCAGTCAGCGTATCAGAACGCAATGAAGCAAATCCGTAGCGGAGGGATTCGTGGCGGAAATAGATTCCAACACGGTGGCTCGGTATTACCGCCTCAGTCTCTGTACCAGCCTCCGGTGCTACAGGCTCCGGCACAATCTTCTGCCCAACAGGTGCTTGCTAGCAATCTAAACCTTTTCCCGGGCGTGACTCAAGGGATACAGGCGCAGCCAACGGCTGTGGCTCAGGGTTTCCCGCACGGTGGCTCGGTATTAACGCCTCCGGAGGACGCGATGTCCTTGGCCTATCAAGAGTACCTTGAGTCTTTAAATATTCCGGATATAGGCCCCAACTGGAATGTATGGCAGAACGACCCGGTGCCCGGTGACTACGGTGACTTTATTAAGAAATGGAATGCACCAGAAGTACGTCAATCAAGAAATCTTTCTGACTTTGGTCAGTACGTTCAGCGATGGAACGCACCTCCGGCAGGCGGCGGTGGTGCCGTCCCAGTACCGGATAATGACACTTATCCTTATGGAGTAAATCCCGGCGACCCGTGGGATTTCGGGCAAAGAGCCGAAATAACTCCCGGTGACTACGGAGACTTCTACCGGCGATATAATTCAGGGGAACAGGTAGAAAGTAATCTTCTTACTGACTTTGGTCAGTACGTTCAGCGATGGAACGAACCTCTGTGGCAACGAGAAGGCCCCTATGAAACTGAACCTATGCCACCTTGGGCAGAACCTCAACCTTGGGAAGAACCTCCCGGTGGTGGATACCTACAGGATGATTCAGGCATGGGGGTCGGTGGTGATGACTACTCCATGGGTGAAGTGGAGCAGTTCTTTGGAGGTGGCCGCGTAGGCGGTCCCCCCGACGTGCTGCCCGCAGCACAGCAGCCGCAGGCCCGTGGAATGCAACAGCAGCCGCAGGCTGGTGGTCTGGGTGGGTTCGCGCAGCGCCAGCAGATGCTGGCTCCGATGAATCCATTCCCGCAAGGGAATCTAGGACGTGGCCCGCAGGCATCTCAGGCACAAGGACTTGCAGGTCTTGGCCGAGGTGGAGACTCCATGTTGATGCACGTCAACAAGGATGAAGTGAACCAGATGGCTACCAGCATCAACCCCGAGACAGGTCTTCCTGAAGCGTTTCCTTGGGCGGCGCTTATCCCGGTAATCATGGCTGGCGTTAGTGCTGCTGGGTCAGCCCTATCCTCTAGTGGCGAACAGGGTGGCGGCGGAATAGCCGCTCCTCAGACCCCGCAGAAGGGTCAGTACACGCAGCCAAAGGATCCAAGGGATCCGGGGTCTGATGAGCCGGGAGAATCGGATGCGGATATAGCCGGTCAGCCGGGTGCCATTCCGGGCAGAACCCAAGCTCCTCCCGCGCAGAGCGGAGGGCTGGGCTCGATGATTCAGCCGCCTCCCGCACAAGAAACTCAAGGAATCCCCAGCATCTTCGAGCAGACCGGACTACCGCCGACGTTCAGGCGTGATCCTAGTAAGAAGAAACGATTCATGGGTTCCGAGATTGCGTAACCAAGGATAGAAATCATGGATACGACTGAAGATATTATTGACTTCGATCCCACTCAATATACGGATGATGCTGGTGATTACACCTTCGGCTTGGCCGATGACCAAGGTGTTTACCAAAGCATTGATCCGTTCGAGAAATGGGTAGGGGAAGGGCCGCAGGACTGGACACAAACCGATTGGGATGTGTATTCACAACTTTCTGGATTGGATCCCTATTCTGGACGACGAACGGTTGAAGATGAATACGGAGAAATGCTGGAATCGGCTGGTATCTCAAAAGATCTTTATTCCCAATATTCGCAAGATCCCCGTATGTGGGAATTGCTTCAGAGTTTGTCAGGCTCAGGAGGGATCACGACGCTGGATCCGTTCTCTCCGCAGGCAGCCCAATTCCAAGAATTCGTTCGTCCCGGTGGTGCTACCCAAAGGGGGGCAGCAGAACTTTCCTACGATACGGGTTACGACCCGGTAACGGGCGCTCCGTTTGGGCCATGGTCATACGATGCACCTCCGGTTCAACCCGAAGTGGGCTGGGGAGATTCCGCAGAAGATCAAGCCCAGCTTGATTACCTACAGGGTGAATACGACATCAGTGCGGCAGCCGGGGAGCCCTTCGGCTCCGACTGGTACAACCTCATGCAGGGCAAATCGTTGTTTGATCTTCGTGACAAACTACGTGGAATGGGGATTAGTGAAGATATCGCAAATGGTATCCTTGATCGTCTCGATCAGGGCAAACTCCTAAGTGGGGATCCTTTCGTTGAGGCATTCCTTGAATACGTTCCGATTGGGAGAAACGAAGAGGGATATATCGACCCGGCAGACTGGCAGGCCGTTGAAGATCTTGCCGCTGGTGTTGTCGCAGGCGAGACAGAGGAGGATGTCGTTGAGCAGACGGACCAGCAATCATTTGCGGAGTTGTTTAGCGATGACCCAAGTGCAGATTTCTGGGCCTACGGACCCCAGTACGAGCAATGGCTGCGCGATGTAAAATATAAGGATAATCTAAATCTTGATTATTTGAAAGAGCGACAGGAATCCATAGACAATCCGGGTGATCGTCGTCCCGGCGAACCCATTTCATGGACTCCGGGTGCGGATATCGCAATTCCCGATGCGGATCCTTGGTTCCAGACGGGTGAGCATGATCCCGTTGATGTTGCTGGTACAGGCCCATACGCAACTGGTATTCAGTACGGAGACCCGGAGCCCTTTGCTGTATCGAGCCCGTTCGGACAGACATGGGGAATTGATACCAAGGTCTATCCTGACATTATAGATATTTCCGCAGAGGACAAGGAAATATTCAAGCAGTCAGAGCAATTCTTCACCTTCGTTCGCGATGATGCAGAAGAACGAGATGCCCTCAACCCAGATGACACCGTTGATATGTTTAAGTATCAGCAATCCCTTACTGCTTCTGAATCTGCCGAATACGTTCAGGATATAATGGATGCCTATAACTACTACGGGGCCGAATGGGAAAGAATTTCCCCCGATTATTATCTCGCAGCCCAGAAGGCCGGTAGTAAGTTCATGGGAACTGCGGAGCATGGGCAGAGGGTTGAAGATCTAGCCGATTCACTGGGCCCCTACGCGAACGAACTCGTAACACTCCTCAAGAACGCTGGATATGATACGGACCTAGCGAGTGTCCTCAGTATCCTGTCTGGAGCCTCCGCTGGTGACTTCGCTGGTACAGATAAAACGGATGAGGGAGAAGAGGGAGAAGAGGAGGAGGGTACTGGTGGCATTCTTGATGCAACCGCGCCGGGAACTAGCGTAATCAATACTCCTGCCGCAGACGCCGATAACTCTGGTGAAGCCATTGATGGAGCGACAAACGATTCTACTGAGTTGCCTCCGAAGAATGGATTCATTAACCCCTTCCAGCCCACAGTTCCAAATGCATTTACTACTCTCTTTTCCCCTGTTTCTGACATCGAGACGAGTGGCCTAAAGCGCGACAATATCATGGACGCTCTAATTGGTTCATCCAACAGTGCCGCTGGAGTGCAACTTGGGAATTTATCCGGCAGATCAGGCAACAAAGTTGATATACCGAATTTCGTTGCAGACGCTGCTTCGATAGAGGGTGCCGCAGTAGATCCGGTCGCCTACTGGATGGGCTTGAGTTCAGCTAATAAGCAGATCCTATTGGATATGGCAGACCGTGATGACCTCGATACCGGAATGACTACATACGACAATCCGGAGGGTGATCTTTACCGCACGTCAAACGATGTCACAAAGTTCTACCTGCCTGCATGGGCTGTGGACATTGTTTTTCCGACCATTGACTCCGAACCGGGCACCATTGACTTTGGCGAGTACGCAGGAGCGGAACCGAATTATGCATGGTGGCAGAGTATTGGTGCAAACAGAAGGCTCGCACTCCAGCAACTCATGGCCGACAGGGGCAAGAATACGGACTTGATTGCCGTTCGAGAGATGGAACGGAAAACTGTGGACGGTAAGGATGTTGCCTTCGTTAGGAAAGCAAAGTCATTTACCGACAGGGATGGGAGCTTTTCTCCAGAATGGCAGGATGATTCGGACATCGATAGAGATGTGTCCATCCATTTGCAGACTGAGCCCGTTGGGTTTACTGATTTCATCAAGTGGATGATTGAAGGAAATAGTAATCTTGATCCGTTGGCTATCTTTTACGATGATCCCGACTACAAGAAAAGGAAAGGCTATGACCGAGATGATGTCGGAATATACCTACGGCCAACAGATACGTCGAGAGCGGCGATAGGTCTTGAGTCGGTAGTTCCAGCCTCTGGGGACAAGTTCTATGGTGGGCATAAGTCTGAAGATAAGCATGATCTGGTATCTGAATTTGATTCAGACTCTGTGACTCGCGGCACCTATGGTGCATTCTCTAGGACTGCGTGGAATTACTTCCTAAATCATTACGATGATTGGGTTGGTGAGGATAATATTCGTTCAGTTCCTCTGCCATTCGATGTAAGTGAAGCGGATTTAGTGGGCATTTCAACGAATCTAGGAAATGTCCGTTACGTTACAGGTGACTCTAAGCAAACTTCCGTGGCAACTTACGAATATGGATCTGGCTACACGGGCCAAGGTTACAACCGACAAACATCGAGTCCTACATATAAGTCAATTAACATTTACACAGATGAGATGGGAAATTCCCTAGCTGTTCCAGACTTTGGATCCGTTTCGCCAATCAATAACTTTGGAGATATAGGTGGATCCAGTTACGGAACAAGTTCATTTGATATGAATGAGTTCTTCTCTGAGTTCAATAAAACTGTCGGCCCTGACCAGCTATATGCATCTTCACCTGAAAATCTGATCAACTGGGACGAGGGAGAGGATTGGTATGACTATGGAGGAAAATGGGTAGAGGATGACAATACCCCTCTGTACTACAACGACGGAAGTAGCGCACAGGCTATGTGGGGTGCGTTGAGTCTGTTCATTCCCGCCTACGAGGATTACCTTCTGTCGCATGACGATGCAGCCGTCGATGTAGAGGCTCCGTCATTTTCTTCATTCTTGGATTCGGGTCGGGCTGGAGTACGTCCGGAGTACAACGTTCTGGATCTTGGTCAAACTGCCGTTCAGACTTTGGCATTTCAGCAGAATGCTGCGTCTCAATACGAGTCGTTCGTCAATAGTCTCAATATCATGCCCTCGTGGTCAGGCAGTATGGTCGCCGGGGACGTTGACTATTTGAATATGTACTACGGTGGTAGCTATGGGACAACTGGAGAGGTTGATCCTAGTGGAGAAACTGGATGGAGCCCTGAGACTGCTGGGTTCATGTTCTACGAACATGACATGAGCGACCGCATTGCTGCCCCGACAAGGGGCGGTGATGGTGGAGGGAATTTTGCTGGTGGTAGGGTACTTCCCTACTTCGACGGCGGAATTGTAAATGCCGGAGCAACACAGGCAGCGGCACCTCCTGAGTCCCTTGGTATTGGTGCTTTCAGTGCGCCGTCTGGCGTGTCACAACTTGAGTCACTCGTTCAGCAGGATCCCATTCTTCAGGAGGCGGTAGATGCATTCATGGGAATGCATCCCAGTCCGCAGGAAGCCATCAATCGGGCGATAGAAAAGTACGGCGAAGAACTGCTGATGAAGCTGGCTCGCATGGTTCAGACATCCGGTGGTCCGACTTCGACCTACGTGCCCGGAGAGGGTGGAGGATTGGCTGATACGATCCCTGCCATGATAGACGGAAACCAGCCTGCCGCGCTTTCTAGTGGAGAGTTCGTGGTACCTGCCGATGTCGTCTCCCATTTGGGGGATGGCAATAACGAAAACGGTGCGGGCAAGCTAGACAGTATGATGAGTCGTGTCCGAGTGGATAAGACGGGAGTTCCGGAGCAGCCCGGTCCCATCAATGAAGAGGAAGTCCTTCCCGCATAGGAGATCCAGTGATCACTTCCGTACCGAAGCATTATTTTCATGTGGTCTGGGACGAGGCCAAGGAGCATTTACTTCGCTTCGAGAAGAGATCAAACGGAAAGTACACGGTTGATGATATTGGAAAGAGAATTCAATCCGAGGAGCAACAACTCTGGATCGTTGCCAATAAAGAGAACGAAATCATTGGCGTTCTCGTGACCCAAGTCTGGGAAACCCCACAGAAAAAGATCATGGAAATCGTGGCCTGTGCCGGTGGGATCAAGGGTGATGGCTTGGACGAATACCTGTACGAAAGCATGAAAGAACTAGAGAATTTTGCTCGACTCAATTACTGCGATGTGATGAGGGTCGAGGGTAGAAAAGGATGGTCTAGGTCACTTGAACCCTATGGGTTTAAGCAAACCTCGGTCGTCGTAGAGAAGGAGATTTGATATGGGTGGTGGTGGATCCCCGGCAACGCAAAGTACTAGGCAAGAACTTCCCAAGGAAGTAGCCCCGTTCTATAAGGACTTGATGTCCCGGTCGTCGCGTGCGAGCCGTAGGCCGTTCCAGAAATACGGTGGGAAGAGGTTGACACCGTATGGCCCGGATGAACTTCGCTCCCAGAGGGGCATTCGACAGCTTTACCAGCAGGGCGAAAGGCCCGGTCTTGGCATTGCAGCCGGTGCGCTAGGTGAGGCTAGTAAGTACGCACGGAATGTCCCGATGTGGGGATCCGATGCTTACGCTCAGTACTCATCCCCATTCTTTGAAAACGTGCTTGATGTAGAGAAGCGTCGTCTGGCTTCGGATTGGGACAAGCAGCTAACACGTACCCGTCTTGGGGGTGTTGGTGCAGAAGCATACGGTGGTTCCGGGCAGATGGAGCAACTTGCTCTTGGCACCCAGAACAAGATGCAGGCTCTTCACGACGCGGAGGTCATGGGTCGCCAGCGGGCATGGGAACAGGCTCAGGCTGGATTCCAAGCAGATCGCACTGCACTAGAGGGTGGAGCCCAGATGCAGCAATGGATTGCCCAGCAATCACAATCCTTGGCGAAGACACAGCAGGCTCAGGCATTCGAGAGACTGAATGCCCTTGAGGCAATGGGTGCAGGTCGCCGAGAACTAGAGCAGAAGGCAATGGATATTGCCTACAGCGACTTCCTTGAACAAGAATCCTACGAGCGAAAGATGCTGAGTTGGTACGGATCAATGCTGCATGGAGTTCCGCTTGCTGCGGATCAGATGCAGGTACAGACCGGCGCACAGGGTGGTAGTGGGGCTAGAACGGCTGGTGCTATCTTGAGCGGTATCGGTGCTATCGGAAGCGCCGCTGCCGGTGCGGATTGGGGCTAAACCATGGCGATAACACTACTAGACTATCAAGAACTTCTTCGTAATCTCCCGCAGGGAGATGTCGTTCGACGCGCCAAGTCGGGAGATCCCCGTACATGGATGGCTGCGGACGAACTCAAGCGTCGGGAAGAGATGCGATCTGCCGAAGCGGCTTATAACGCAGAGCAGGATCGTGGTCCCCGGAACGTGGTGGAGGAGTACGTGGCGCGTGCGTCTGGGATCCCGGGCGGAGGCCCACAGGGCACTCCGATGGGCCCGCAGGGGCCACAGATGCCTCCGCAAGGCCCCCCAATGGGACCACAGGGCCCTCCGATGGGTGGCGCTCCTATGCCGCCCCGGATGCCCCAGATGCCACCTCAAATGCCACCCCAGATGCCTCCTCAAATGCCTCCTCAGATGCTCGGTGGATTCCAGCGTGGAGGGCCGGTTCGGCCCAATGCTAGACGCTTGGCCCATATGGGGCGTGGTGGGGACACCCAACTCATGCACGTAGGCCCGAAGGAGATCAATCAGATGGGTACTTCGATTAACCCCCAGACGGGACTTCCCGAGGCGTCGCCTTTAATGTGGGGAGCTATCTCTTCTGCGGCTGCCGCTGGCGCACCTTGGGCGATTAGGCTCATGAAGGCGATGCCCAAGTTGCCCAAATGGCTTGGTGGTGGTGCCCCGGCTGCCGCTGAAGGTGCGGCTGGGAGTGCAGCCGGGAGTGCGGCTGCGGCCAGTCTTCCCGCTGGCGGATCCGGTATCCCCAATGCACTTGCGGCAGGTCTTCTAGCCGGAGGCTCCAAGAGCGCACCCACCCTTGGAAAGGTAGCCGCAGACGCTAGTGCAGGCGTAGCGAAGAAGGGAGGATTTCTCCGTCGTCATCCCGTGATGGCGCTTGCTGGTGCTGGCCTTGGAGCAGATTGGTACTTCGGAGGAAAAGAAGATGAAGAAAAAGACGAAGAAAGAAAGAAATTGGAAACTCAGGCACTGATTGCCGCTTCCCAGTTGGGCGCACAAGATGTTGGAGGTGCAGGTGGTCAGCCTGCCCAGGATTCTGGCGTTCGTTCTTGGCAAGAAAGAATTCGCGAAACGGCCCCCGGCCCGTGGGAGCAAGCCTTCCAGACTGTTGGTCAGTTCGGTGTTGGCATGGGCCAAAGCACCGGAGATACACTCGATGCTGTGACGGCTGGTTTCCGGAACGCTCTTCAGGTTCCAGAGCAGATGGATATCCGACGAGAGAGTTCCCTAGCTCGCGAGGCCACTTATGAATTGGCAAGTCGAAGGTTGGACTACACGGGAATGGCGGCCCGTGCCTCTGCTGCGTTAGGGGGTAAGCCCGTTGATCTTCTCAAGCTGAAGCAACAGCTAATTGAGAACGGGGATATCACCAATAATATGAGCGAAGCAGAGCAGTGGGAACATACCTACGAGGTGTACAGCATGATGAATGAAATGGTACTAAATCCGTATGGCGGGCTTGTTGGCAGACCTACCCAAGGAGCCTCGCCAATGAACCCGGTTCGTGGAATCGATACATCTGGACAGGAAACTCAATAGAAATTCAAGGTTGCAATAACCCATGCCGTGGGATCTAAGGCTTCCGGATGGAACACGTCAGACCTATCCGGATGACGTAACATTTGAGCAGGCTAGATCTGTTGTCATCAAGGAGCGTCCGGAACTTTTTCCGGAGGCTCCTTCTGGCTTCTGGGCCGCTGCCGAATCAGGACTCAAGGGTGCTGTCGGTAGGCTCGGGGCAATGCCGGATCTCGTTCTCGGCTCGATGCTTGGAGATGAAGAGAAGTACGAAGAGGGTATCAAGTCTCTTCAGGAAGCCGAGAGATGGGCCTCTGATGCAAACCCAAATCCGGTTACATTCGATGACGTAAGGAAGGCGTGGGAAGAAGAGGGTCTAGTTGGTTCGATGGATGAAGGATGGGGTTACCTCAAGGACGTAACTGGACAAACCCTTCCTTACATTGCAAGCATGGCAATAGCCAATCGCCTTGGTCAAGGAGCACTCGCGACTACGGCAGCACGGAAGATTCCGGCTCTTCGTGCCGGTGTTTCCGCAGGTCCGAGCGGTAGAACCAGAAAGATCTTTGGTCACGCGATGGGTGCCGGTTCAATGGTTCCCCTCTTCTTTGCGGACAATCTATCTCGGCAGGTAGAAGAGGGTGCTACGTCACCCGAAGATCTTGAGATTGCCAATGCAGCTATGGCCGCCCCTGCTCAAGCAGCCCTTGAGTATGTCTTCGTTGCATTGATGGATCCTACTCGTGGCGCAGTCCAGAGGGCTGCCGCTCAAAGCATCTCGAAATTCATTAAACGTCAAGCCCTTGATGCGAGTAGCGAGATCCCCACAGAAATGGCCCAGACCATTCTAGAACGAGCCCAAGCGGGCCTTTCCATCTCCCCATCTGATGCAGAAAACGTAAAGGAAGTTGTTTACGCAGGCATTGCAGGTGGTGTTGCCGGTACCGCTTACGGTGCAGCCAGCACTGCCGCGCAGTATTCCGGTGCGCGCAAGGCTCAGGAAGACTACGAAGAGGATCTCAAGGGTGAGGAAGAGATACGAAATATTGTCGATGGGCAAGTCCAGAGGAGCCTTCGGGAAGAGCAGCAACTGATTGCCTCTGGAAACGAAGAGGAGCTTCAGAGACGAAGGCTTGGCATCGATCTCTCTTCCGTAGACGAGGATGCCCTGCAAGAGGCGCTAGCTCGTATTGGAAATAGACCCGTCACTCCCAAGGATATCCATGACGCAGCGCAAGGAAGGAACATCAACTGGAGCAATGACCTTGCCTTCATGGCTTTCTCGAAACGCATTACAGAAAAAAGAGATGAAGAAGGGAATTTGATTACTAAAGGCGAAGCCCACATAGACAGAATGGATCCCGACCAGAAAAGGGATGTCTATGAGGCAGTACTCAAGTTCTCAAAGCAATTCAAGCGCGTAAGTCTTTCGGCGTTCATTGATAGTGAGTATGAAGAAGCCCTCAATGCACACCGTCCTAGAAGCAAGAGGCCAGACAGGCCCGGGAAGACCATACAAAGTCAATGGGGTCCGCTGACTGGTCCGGTGATACCGGGCGCTGCCGCTGTGGCCGCACGAAACCTTACCGTCAAAAGCATTCTCGATACCTTGAAGCTCACCAATTCCCCGGAAGATACCGCTGTCGCTCGTGGGATTAGAAACGAAGCCATCGCTCGCGGAGATGCCGTCCGAAAGAATGGAAAGCTTCTTCCGGAAAAGAAGCGATATAACGAACAGCAGTACAGGGAGATACTGGAGAGGGCTCGCAATAGAGTAGACAAGGGCACTGGCCGACCGACCCCGATGATCACAAAGGACATTATCGAAGCGGTTATGGGAAGGGGAAGGGTTAATCCTGTTCTTACCCGTACAATTCGTAAAGACATGATCGATAGGGGGGATGCAGAGCAGAGGGGTACTCAGCACTTCCCGATAACCATCTCTTCCATTCTTGAGAAGAGAGAACTCTCTACTGTCTCTGGTAAGGGATTCTTTATTCACAATGAAAAGGGATCGATCATTGGTGGGAGAATGAACGTAAGAGATGCTCGTGTTCTTGCGAAGGATATGCAAGATAACAATACGGAGTATCTACTTTACCAAGATGGCGAGGTCATCGGGGCCTACAAGAAGCCGCTCGACAGTAAGGATCCGAGGGCCACTGTCCGAAAGGCGAAGACTCGCGCACTGAGGCAGGTACCCGGATCCAAGGTCGAGATTGTCGAGTCCGCCCCCAAGTACACGACCTCCTCCGTGGCAAAGCGCGGGGTAGAGATACGTGAGACTGGAACGGATGCCCGTGGTGATACTTTTCAAGAGACGATTGACTTTGTAAAGAACCAGCACGAAGCAAATCGGAAGAAAGAAAAGTACAACAAGGATCGCATTGGTCCCCTTCCTTTTGAGGAAAGGGTAGCGGCCTTGGTCAAAGAAGATGCCGCAAAGATTAAGCCCAGGCTGATCAATAGGAAGCTCATCAAGGGCGAAACCCTTGATGAGGAGATCTCTTGGAGGGAGCAGCTTGCCGCAGGAGTTGAAGATGCCCTGTCTGGTATGGGATTGGCGGGAATTCGTTTACGTCTGGCGAATGTTCTTAGGGGAACAAGAAAAGGGATAGACCCAAATACCGGCGAGAAGACGGAAGAAGAATTTCCAGTAGAGGGTGTCCACAATCCTGTAGAGGGGATCACTCTAGCCCTTGATCGTATCGATCCATCACGTCCAATCGAAGACCAGATCAATGTGCTTATTGATGTTGTAAATCATGAACTCCTTCATGATGTCCGATCACTCGATCTGTTCACAGAGAAGGAATGGACTGTCCTAAAGGATTACGTAGAGAACAAGAAGATCCCTGGCGACCCCAATGGCGCTACATTTTTCGACGTTGCAAGAGCTTCCTACAGGGATAAGGCCGCAAATCCTGACGAGATCTACGAGGAGGCTATTGCCGAAGCCTTCCGGTCCTACATGAAGACTGGCAAGGGAGTGTCTGGTACCCCTCGTACTCTCTTGGATCGACTGAAGAACTTCATGACGAAGTTCCTCAACTTCCTCGTTGTAAATGAATTCAAGTCAGCCGATGAAGTATTCGAGGCTATCGAGTCAGGAGACATTGCAGGCAGAGAACGCGTGGCTGATGGAAAGCCAATAATCAGAACGATCAAGGACATCAACAGTACGTTCTGGCAACAGAAGATTTCCCAGCTACGGAGAAAGAAAGACGAGTCCGAATTAAAGAATAGGGATACGTCCAACAAGATTACCTTGGTATCCGGTGGGATCGATAGGGAGGATCTTCCTCCCGACCGAGACTCAAGGCTCGTTAGTAGGCTGGAGCCAGAGATCCCTGAAGGAGCGAATGCCGAAGAGTTCCTTGATGAGATGCCTATCTCGGAACTGGTTAAGTATTCAGCCAAACCAGTTAAGTGGGAATGGGACAGAATTAAGCATTTTGGTACTGCCGGAGTGGATGTTGAGCCCGGAGATCCCGTAGCTAGCTATGCATCATATGCAGACATATTCGTAAAGGGGCAGTGGGTAATTCCGCTGACGGTTGAGATAGATCTCTATGCGGCATATCGCGTGGCGAGAGGAGATGAGGATTTCGAGTCGCTTGCGGATCCAATGAGAGGAAAGACGATTGCCTCTGTGCAATTCGTTATTGGAGGTGAGGGAGATCAGCATAGCCCCGCCATCATTGCCATGGGTGAGGATAAATTTGGAGAAGACAAGTTCGAGCTTGCCTCTTCTCTTGATAGAACTTTCCCGTTCAAGGTAATTGGAACTGTAGTAGATACGCTTCAGGATTTTATTCGTAAGGAGCAGCCGGACTTCATTGAATGGTCAGCGGCGACTGGGTCTCTCGAAAAATTCTATTCAAAAAGACTTGATGCATTGGCGGAGTCCTTGAGCTTTACTGATAGTGGGCTCAGGAGATACTACCCGGCCATAAATCGCGGAAAGACAGTAGGTTGGTATGAAAGCGAGGGAAGGATTCTGCCTCCCCCCCGCTTCGGGCCCAGATACGACCCGGAAGAATCACGACTAAGTGTGGTACTCGATGTCGAGAGGCAGTACTTCCGGGGTACCAATGGATATCTTCTTAGAGGTGCAGATCTAGCAGCATCCGAAAGGCTTTTCCCTGTCAAGGAATCCCGGGCAGTTGATCCTATTTTCAATATGCCAACCTACGACTCCCTTCCTTCGGATGTAAGGAGTCGGATTTCTTCTTCACGATACGCCAAGGCAACTGGCATTGGGTATCCCGATACCGATAGCTTCGTTCGATCCGTAAGGGACAAGAGAACTAACGATATCTTCGTCTCGGATAACGGAGAGGATTTCGGAGAACTTCTTTCAAGGGTCTTCTGGTCCGAAGGAGATCCTGCAAGAAAGAGCGTCAATGATTATACGGTTGGGTATGTAGACAGGAGCGGTGAGTTCTGGGATCAGGATGAAACCAATGCAATAGACGAAGCTTATTATGCAGGTAGATTCCCAATCAATACAAGGGAACTTGATAAGCAGGCACGTTTCAATCCAACTCCAGAGGAGTTCAATCAATTAATTCCTGATTCCGTTCGCGAACCAGTGAGCGTTGATTCCACTCTGAAATACGTGAGATCCGTTTGGGGTCAGTTGACTTCTCCCTTTGAGGATCAGCCTCGTGGTCCCGGCTCTGCGTTGGTAGCCAAGTACGCAGGAACTCCCGGCGTTCTACAGAAACTTATCTATGGCGATCCAAGGACCGGGAAGGGTGGCTTTCTTTGGAATAGCTATAGGAAGCTGGAGGCGCTCGGGTATAAGCCAGAGGAGTACTTGCAGAAGAGAGGCTTGACCATCACTCCTCCAAGTATGGATTTCATCAATGCTTCATTTGGATTGCCTGATGCAGCTAGGTATTGGTACGAACTCTCTGGAATCTTCTTTGGCGGTACTGGGCTGTCTCGTGGATTCAAGCAGAGGTTCATCAATCTCATTGCCGCTACATCTGCTCAAGCGAGGCCGGGAGATAACTTCGCAAAGGCAGTTGCAATTATTTCCGAGGACATGAGGAATGTATACGCCCTAGACGAGGAACTCGGAAAGCAGGGAAGTCCCATTCTCACTGGCGTTATCAATCCCGGTTCAGTCAGAAGGGCCCTTGCCGAGAATGAAGTCAATGGATTGAAGTTCGAGAACTACGCTGGAACTCTCCAGAGGATGGCTGGCGTTAATGGGGATAAGCATATTCCTGTTATCGATACGATGATGGCAAGGACGTTCGGGTTGGAAGGGACAGACATCAATGCAACTACCTATTTCCTTTTGGCCGATTGGATTACCCAGTTAACTGAACTGGAGAATGCTTCCATTAGCGAAATGCCAGACATAAATACGAGGCCATTTAATCCATGGCAGGTGCAGGCGTTGCTATGGGTTAATTATCGAATGGATGAAGGGCAAGCCACTGGCCCAGAAGACTACGCTCTTGTCTATCAATCTCTAGTGAATCGTTTGGTAAGTAATGGATTTGGTGGAAACATTCCAGGAGGTGCTGCTGGAATAGACGATACCTTCCTTAGACAGCCTCGCCTTGTTGCAGGACTACAGCCAGCCCGAGAGAGGCACCGGCTCCATACCAGAACGGAAACGATGGAAGTTGGTGGCGGAATGCATCCAGCCTCCGTGGAAGCTGCATCAGTCGCTTTCAAGCTACGGGAAAACTTTGACAGGTTGCCCGATGAGGGTAGGGGTGTAGCCAGCAAGAAGAGTGCTAGGCGTGCCCTTGATGATTACAACAGGATACATAGGTCAACGATGCGAGAGTTGGCCGCCAAGAAGGGTAAGGGCAAGGACAAGAAGCCAAGCATTCTAGAAGACTTGTTCAGTGCAATCGTCGGAGAAAAGGTAAACCTTCACCGAGTAACGACAGATTCCTTTGGTACTTGGGAACGCGATGTATCTCCCAATATCAGGATCCCCTTCACTGCTACAACAAAGGGAGGTCGGCCCGTAAGGCTAACCGCTCTTCAGCGGAGACAAGTCGCTGCCCTCCTTGGTATTGAGTTTAATCAGTACGCAATGGGCAATACGCAGTTCGTTCTTCTGGATGATCAGGAATCAGTAGCGGATGCACGAAGGCGTATCGAAACAGAATCTCCGATATCCATTCCGGAAGAGGTACCGCAGAGACAATTCGCTGAACAGATATCTACATGGATACATGGAGTCACAGGCAATGATGCCATGTGGGTAATGAGCGATTTGGTTAAGGTTTTCGCTGACCAATTCAAGGATTCAGATGGAGATACGGTTGGTGGATTCATTGGAGAAGCAACTCCAACTGGAGTTATGCTTCACCTGATTCCAGGTGAGTACACAAAGAACATAGATCCTGCTGAAATACAGCAGGCTGTTAGGGAATTACTTCCCGGCAAGTATCTTGATTCGTTCAAGGTTCTGGCCGTAATGGAGACAGATGAATATGGCAATCCCGACCTCCTCGAACAAGAAAACTACAAGCAATTCGATCCCGCCTCTGAAGATATCGTCCAAGGAACG